CTAGGGAACACTCATAGACACCTCTGAGATGCCCTAGAAAGCCTTTGAGCTCTCCACAAGGGGTGTTCCTATACGAAAAGACCCCCAGAGGCACACAAGGGCTCTCTGGAGGTCAACACACACACAAACAAAAGTTATTTAGATGAATCCTTGAGAACACCTGCCCTGAACGAGGGGCTATCCATTATCTTACGGTTCTTTTCTCCGAAGTCCTTTAGCTCCTCTTCTGTCAGAGTCGTAGCATTCTCAAACATCTTAACAATTTCCAAATCTAGTTTGGCTTTATCTTGGTTTAATTCGGCGATGGGTTTCATAAAGATGGAGGTCACACTCGGAGTTGAACCGAGAAAGGTTGAGTACAAATCAACTGTTTTGCCAATTAAAACTATGTGACCATATTAAAGGGGGTAAAGGGAGGCCACCCTCGAACGATGACCTCCACACACACACAAACAAAAGTTAAAACACATCTTCCTCGTCGTCATCGTCTTCTTCTAGTTCAGTCCACTCAAAGGCATCTTCAGGGTTCTGGTAGAGATCCATAACACCAGCGTGACGCTTACAAGCCTCATTGAGGAGTCCCATGGTAGCAAACGGGTCGCTATAGACCAACTCGAAGGAGTGCTTTGCGTCATCAGGTTGGATGATTATAACAAAGTTCCTGCAGTGCTCCCCTAGGCGGGCTTGTATGGACTCAAAAGGTGTCATTTGGATTTCTTTACAACAGGCTTTTTTGACCAGTCAATCTTATCGTAGTTCTTACGCTGCTTGGCTGGGTTGTGACCTTTTCTTGGTTGATGACCTTTTCCCATGATTACATATATAGGTTGTTGAGCTTATCAATCATGATCAAGATAGCCTCACGGTGATCGTTTAGAACAGCCTCGTGATGCATTATGACTTCTGCGAGGGTCTCTAGGTTTTCCTCGGAAGCCTTTAGAGAGTTATTGGTTTCCTTGAGGGAATTATTGAGGAGTATTAGGGCTCCTGAGGTTATTAGGATGTATAAAATTAGTAGTGTGTGTTTCATATGGGTAATACTGGTTGGTGGTTAATACCTGTCAAACATATTACAGTACTTTTAAAGGAAACTCTTATTTCAACATAAGGGAAACTTTAAGGAAGGACTTATTACCAGCCAACTTATAAACACTCTTTTCAAGGGATCACTAAGTGTTTCCTAGTAGAACTATTTTAAGGGTTGTTCCCATACCCTGTCAAGGGTAAATATCTCTAATTATTAATTATTTTGAGAACACCTCCCTTATTCATTTCCATCATTACTGTAGTTTCCATCTCCTCTTCTAGTTATGTCGTTGATTATCAGGTAGTTACACCAAAACTGCAACTTTTCTTATTTGTTACCAAGTAAGGGTGTTTCCTCCGCCTTTGTTCTTAAAGTAAGCATCCTGAAACTTCTGTAACTCCGCATCGAGCATCTCTACCTTGCGCTCAGCCATCTTTACTTCGGCGTCCTGCGCAAGTTGTTCTGTCCAATAGGCGACAGCGATACTCAGGGCGTCAATTCTATCGTCATGAGTAATAGCCCCTCTATCGCGGGTGAGCCTCGACATCTGGTAAAACAGGGAATACTTAAGCTGACTCTCGTGGGGATACTTCTGGATTGTTGCAAAGTCATCCTTGACCACATCAGGATCAATCACAAGCCTATGACCCGCCATGACGGGCTCTAGGGTATCAATGATACGCTTCTCCTTCTGAGTGCTGTGGCGCACCTCTTCGATACTCACAGGATAAATACGAGTGAGTACAGGCTTAATAAGCTCATTGAACATACCGTCTCCAAAGTTGGTTTCTGTGACGATGTAGTTCACCTTGTGTTTCTTAGCGAGTTCCGCAAGCTGCACTAGGGTATCCTCGGAGTAACCACCCGAAAGACCAACAGCAGCAGGCACATAGAGAGTACCGTTGAGCATCTTACAGACTGCATAACCAGTTTCATCCCTACCTCTACCAGCAGGGTCAATCGCTAGGACACTACCAGTGTATGGAACCATATCACCTAGTGTTTTAAAAGGTCGGTAATACCTCTCACCTGCGAACGCCACATTGGGAACACTAGAGTCCCACTCACGGTCAGGATCACGAGCCCACACATACCGCTCAGGGGCTACCTCGTTGTCAATGGATGTTACAATCAGATCACTGATCTTCAGAGGGAACTTCTCGACGTCAGACAGCTTGGAGTCCAGCATGAATTGCATGGTATATCCCGCAGAGCCGTAACTGATCTTACGCTCCGCTAGGTCTATGTCGGAGAACCTCAATGGCTCAGTGGTCTTGTTTTCTTGCTCAGCGTCCACACAGAACTTCGCTACGTTCCCATCATAGATTTTCTCGTTGTGGCTCTGAGTGATATATGTAGCTGGCCATATCCGACTCTTGTAGCCACGCTCTTGGAGCTTCGTGTAGATACTGTCGAATGTCTGAGGTGTTCCAAGGAAGAGGATTTTAGAGGTATCGTTGGGCTTTAGGACGGCGTCGAACTCTTTTACCTGTTCCGATAGCTTCTCCCGCATGAGCATTGTAGCACTGTTATTGGCTACCTCGATGTCATCCGCAATAATAATATCTGCACGAGAACCTGTAATCTGCGAGGAGATACCTAGAGATTTTACCGAGGGCGCGTGAGAGGCTGGCGCTGGGCCAACGTCAAAGGAGATCTTGGATTGCCTCTGGTTGTCCTTGGGACGTAAATGGTGCAGTATCTCCATCTCGTTAATGAGCCTCATACAAAACGTACTAAAGTCATCAGAGCGCGTCTTAGAGGCGGATACGACAAGTATGTTTAAGCTAGGATCTAACAACAACTGGTGTATTACGTAAGCGGAACAGATCCAGCTCTTTCCTACGCCTCGAAACGCCTGAACGATAGCCCGCTTGTCGCCGTGCTGCATATAGTCAGCGATGTCATACTGTAGGGGTGTAGGGTCTGGTAAATTGAGTTGTTTCCAACATAGGAACAGAAAGTTTCTAAAATTCTTAAGCTGTGGAGGTATTGTAGGGGAAGCGGTCATTATTGTTATTAGATTTACTTAGATTCCATTTTGCTGGAACTATCTGTAGGTTTTCTGGTATGTGTTTTCCACCCTTTGAAAGAGGAGTTACGTGGTCGACATGAAATGAAATACCAAGACACTTTGATATACGTTGACTAGCGAAATATATACCAGAAACGGTGTTCCTGTCTTTTTCTGAAAGTTTATTATATTCTTCTTTTCTTTTATATTTGTAAGCTTTCGCTCTAGCAACATGAGCTGCTAGGTTTTTACGCTGGTACTCTCTCTTCTTCTTAAGTAGCTCTTTTCTATTTTCTTTGCGATATGTCTCACTATAAGCTTTAGCTTCCTTTTTGTGGGAATCTCTGTAATTTTTCTGTCTTTTCCTCAACGATTCTTGAGCTTTTAGCGATCTCCACTCTTCCTTCGGAGAGCCATCAGGAAACTTACGATAACCAGCAAAGAAGCGATCAGGTACTGAAGGGTGAGGGTCACCATCCTTGTAGGTTCCTCTCTTACTTCCTGTTTGTATACTTCGACTCATCGTAACTTGAGCTTGTACAATCAAGTCTTTATGTCAATTTCATTACTTGTTGCGACCTCGGTTCTCCTTCTTGGATTGTATCCGAAGGTTGCTTGTCGAGTTGTTCTTAGGGTTCCGATCTTTGTGATCGATGTCTTTACCAGCAAGCTTAGAAGCACCGTGTTTCTTGACCATTAGACGCCTTGCGGCTTTCCTAGAGTCATTCCTGCGACGCTGCTCAGGCTTCTTGTGGTAGTTTTCGTATTCCTTTTTGTAATCTCTAGACATAATATTAAGGGGCATCTGTGACGATATTTGCAGCCGTCATGTTGTACATAACAAAGTGAGCACTTCCCACGTTGTCTTGAATTGTTGAATAGGTGTCTCCGTCGCCCATACGCCACCAATGAGTAGGCGATGCGGCTAACTGAGAGAGGTCGTGGGTAGTTCCACCATTGTAGATGTTGGACACATTAGAGTTCTGGTTAGAGTCCCAAATGGCTATCTCATCTACACGTCCTCCGCTAATGTAGTTGCCACTTGCATAGCGACCTACACGAAGATTATCGCTATCAATCTGTCCAGACCA